ATAGAATAGGGATTTGCATCTCCTAATTTAAGATAAGGTGAAAGTCCACGGTATGGGACTTCAACTTCAATTTCCTCTTCTGTTTCTAAATCAACAATTCTGGTGAAACACGCAGAGTCTGAATCAGCATCTGCGACAATATTCTTATTGGGATCCCACGAAATTGTGAGACGCCCTTTATGATACTGTGTTTTGATAATTCTAAACTTGTAGATGATGCTACCACGCCAGAAGCGAAACATTTCACCCACATAACTCATTGGTGGTAACGTTTGATAAGCACCCCCCCCACTCGTACGTGAAATGCGATAGGCGGGTGATACATACGTAGACCAAATTAGAGTTTCTTCTGGATATACACCACTAAACGTGGTGTTTCCAATATAACTTTCTTTTGATAATAGATTTTTGAAAGCAAGAGGATCTTGTTCGTTAAGTCCCGCAAGTGAGGATGAAATGGAAACCTCATTTTTGGGATCTAAACTCAATTTGTCAATAGGCATACGTGTTTCCGAATTGGAAAATGCATGAAATGTTTTATTCTGAAATGCATGTACATCATCAATCATAGGTGGATTGGAATATCCAAAGAGCTTAGCAATACCCGATACTACACGAGCTCCCGTTGCTGTTGCTGAAGCAAGCGGACCGATGTATGGGATATCGGTTAGCTTGCTGGCAATGTTAGCTACTGCAGTTGCAGGAGCTGAGATAGTTCCTGAAGTTTCAGAATATTCTTCAGACTGCATAACTCCGCTATAAGTTGGACCAGCAAGTTCAACTTCACTGGCCCAGGCAAAGACAGCAACAGTCACATCCGTACTTCCAGATCCATTGGCAGACCTTAACATGGCATATTGATGGAAATCAATCATGCCCATGTTGTCAAAATTAGCACCTAACCCTAAGTCAAGCCAGTTTCCTGGCCAAGCAAAAGGTAATGTGATCTCAGAAGTTGTCATTGATTGTGGTTCAATGTAAAATCCCGGTAGTTGGGATAAAGGTACTAGATCATTGTCTTCTACAAGTAGACTACGTTGATCAGGTAGAGGTTGGTAAACCAATCTCAATGAACCATAATAAAATGGCGTGGCATTCACAATCACTTTGATGTGCAGTGAACAATGAAGCCTGGAGAAGTTAGCCACTTTCTTCAAAATCACTGGGTGATTGAAGTAAAGAGTCCAAGGTTTAATACTCGCAGTAACATATGTGGGATCATTTAGGTTCCACGAGAATGAATGAATCTTCACTGGTCGACTCAGAAAATTCGCCAAAGAGGCAGTACTTTCTGTATCATGATGGAATGAATCATCATTCAGATCACCATATGTGATCCGTTGTGCAATGTGAGTATCTGCAAAAACAATTTGTTCTTGTGCCAAATGGTCAGGTGAACCATTAGATGTTTCAGTATATTGAGCTGACTGCAGCTCAAGTTGAGTCTCGATAAGAGTGTAGGAAGTACTCAATAAATCTTCCTGCACACTGTGTGTGTTTTGGTTTAAAAAAGCAAGTGCAAAACCTTAACATATCCTTACACTCATAGGACATGCGGGGGGGAGTCTATTGTCTCTCAGCGGAACATTATTAAAAAATAACTTTGGGGAACGCCCAAGCGGAGATCGCGGTAATCCTCTAGTAAATATTTTTGTAGACTATATTTATTCACTAAGTAACTATTACCTTACGGACATATTTTGGTTTTAAGGACATTATGTCAGATGCCCAGGATGCCTCTAACAGTGAGGACATCTTCCAGTAGGCCATACATCAATTGAATTATCAATGTATTCCTGCTTAAAATCATCATAAGTTGGGAATGATGTGAAAAAACATTCAAGTTTATTTTCTTCTATCACTTCCAAAAACATGATTCTGTGTTCTTCAAATACTTCTCTACCATGGAAAAAATACTCACGCAAGGCATTTTGCAAAATGTCCACGCCATGTTGTTCTGGACACACCACTTTTGATGGTATATACTTAGTCAACATTTTTGATATGGATTTTTCATTTAATGCTGCCATGTGACTTCCAATTTCCTCATCATAACGCCATGCCCGTTGGAGGAACACGATGTCATTCATATTTAGGAAAGGTACAGAGTTACTCTCCTTATCTGCCATAGTGTATTTAACACCAATTTTACCCAGTTCCCTCTGGATAACAGTGTGGTCATAAGTAGTAATTTCAGCACTGACGTTTAATACATCATCATCACCATAGGTGATGAGAGCAACGTAAGTTTTAAAATCGCCAAGAATGAGACCCACTGTCAACCACACGTACCGCATATACAGGGAGTGAGCAATGCAGTTAATGATGACAGTCAGAGGATGTCCTGAAGGATTGGATCCCCAAAACTCGACCAAATCTCCATTGAAATCACACAAGGGAAAAGCTACATCTTCAGCTAAACCTAGGATAACCATAATATCTGCATCTGGCCATCCAGCATGCTTCAAAATTTTGATGATAAATTGAAAAGCTGCTAAAATCCAGACTCCTGACATACGTTTATCATATTTGGAGAAATCACCAGCAATGTTTCGATTAATACCAAACTGTGTGAGATAATGGTACATTTCATCCCATTCGTAAGATGTAGTATTTGTACCAGGTGCAGCTTCAAAAATGAATTTATTATTCTGAACTACACGAACAAATGAGAGCAAGTATTTGCGCATCACGAAACTCCAGTCTGCTGGAGCTCCACCAAAAATTCGTGTATTTCCATCTACAATTTTTTCTAAAGCTCGCGGTTCATCTTTCAGATGTTGAATGTAAATAGGCATGTGCCTACATCCACTTCGATATGTGTCGATTATTCTATCCACTCTCTCATAAAAAGAATCATCAAACTTGACGTAATCCTTCCATTCTTCAAAGAAGCATGGAGCACTGAGAAAACAACTTTTCTTTTTACGCCATGGAAATCCCATTGAAGTTTTCCGATTCATCTTATCAATAAATTTAACACCAGGTAATCCATTTAAGGTAGCGTCATTATCAAGTACCAACATTTCTTTAAATTGGTGTGGTGGTAATGAGGATATGACATCATGAGCAAAGGCATCAACACATGCTCGAACATCAGCACGACTAACGTTAAAAACTTGACCAACAATATCAAGAGCTCCCTTTCGCCATGGTCTCCA